CGACTCTTGCCTCTACTAGCATCGTATTGCTGCCAAAACTTAGGACTAGTACCGAAGTATTCAGGACCCTTATCAAACATATACTTGTCTGATACAGTGAATTGTCCTTTGTCGTTGTAGCCGAAGATAAGAGCAGGAAAACCGTCCCACTTGATTGTAAGTGTTTCTGGGTTTTCAATTACGTAGTACATTGAATCAACTGCATCTCTTGCTGCGCCTATACCACTGAACACTGAATCTTCAGGGTGAGGGGTACGTGGGTCTTTAGCTTCTAATAGAACTGACTCGTTTAACACTTCTGAAATTTTCATTTCACGATATCCAATAATGTTCTAAACCAATCAACCGAACCAACACTTTCGTTAATCTTGATATCTGTAGGTACACCCACATCTTTGATTACTGAGTTGTCTGCAAAGTCTTTCAAAATTACATTTACTAGATCGGGTGAATAGTTCTTATCCATTGCCTTTCTTAATGTCTCATACGAATACAAATCATCGGCTGAATTCAATTGCAACACTTTCGCAATTTCATTTGGATCTTTGTATGGCCCAGCGATGATTTTGTTATTATTTTTCTTAGTATACCCATCACCTTTCTTGTTAGGTTCAGGAGTTCTCACTATTCTGACTAAGCCGTCTGTGGGACTCCACATATAGCGTTCGGATTGTACTGATCTACCATCGCTAATCTTTTGCTCTGAATCTTTACGGTCTAAATGTGCTGCAATACTAGACACGAGAATGTTTCTAAACACGCCTTTGTACTTTGAATCTTTTTCATGTGGTGCATGATAGAATGTCTTCATCCAACCCGGATCACCAGGCATAAAGTCTACTTGAACGTATCCTGTTCTTGGCTTACCTTGTACTTGTTTGTTAGGATCGTAGTCAGCAATCTTAACTTTGGTCATGATCACTGAGCTTTTAGCAATGTCTAATACTTCCGGAATGCTTTCAAGCTTCTTCACGAACTCAGGAAGATCTTCAGGTTTGATATCTAATGCAACATCGATGTCGCCAGAAAATTCTTTCTTGCCTACGCTTCCGAGCGTGTTATTTTTGAGGTCAATACCTAAAATCTTTTCTAGCTTATCCAAAGTGGGTTCAATCTCATCGATGTGGATTGCTCCAACTCCGGGCATTGCACCACCTTCGCTCAATACTGCCATTTAACTAACTTTCTTGACCTGGTTAATTACTTCTTCTCGCTCTCTTGGTCTTAACGATGCTAGATCAGCCGCAACTTGCTCCGGCGTAACGTTCTTATTAGAAGCGGGAGCAGAGGCTGGTGATTGCATTTTGGATAATTCGTCGTTCATGCCTTTAGGCGTAGTTGGCGAAGATTTTGATAAAGCAAATGCAGTTTTAGCTAGTGTTTTGATTGCGTTTTTATAACCTGAAGGATAAGAATCGCCGATGGCTTGAATTAGAGGCAGTACTGTAGTTTCACTAGATTTCCAATCTACTCCGGTCATGTATTGGTTAAACCAGTCTAGCATAAACTGACTGACAGAACGTTGACCGCTACCTGCTTCTAAAATACTTTCAAAAAGTTGATTCAATTTAATGAATTTAGTTTCTGCGATATAGTATTTCTTGTTTTCAGTAATAACACATAGGCCCAAATCTTTCCAGGTCAACCCTACTGATTCAATTAACTTATTGATAAAGTAAATCTGATGAGATTCAGCCATTGTTTTGCCAGACTTAAGGTTGTTAATAGCAGCACTGGCAAAATTAGGATCGGCGCCTGCACGTTTGATGATACCTTCTACCCCCTTAAAGGCATTCTCCCACTCGGGTGAGCCTTGACGGTCTGCCATAGAGTTTACTAATTCTTTAATAAGAGCAATTTTTTGATTCTTGTCGGTAGTTTGGTTAATTGCTTGAGCAGCGCCCTTGACATAATTGTTGATAGTTTGCGTAGTTTGTTGTTGAGCTTTTTGACCAGCAACTGCACCTGCTGTTTTACTAGTAGCAGGAGCTGGATCGTCTGTAGGATCTATGTCTGCGGGATTTACTTGCGTAGATCCAGTTAATGGATCCTTTAAATCTGTGTTTACCAGTTGACCCTTAATTGCATTATCAAGTGAAGTGTAAGCATCATCATAGAAATCTTTCAGAAAGATGTCCTGAATCATCTGTTGTTTGGTGCCCTTTCCAGTAAATAAACCTTTTAGTGCTGCCATGGGCGTATCACCAAACAGTGCGCCGGCTACACTTTCATCAATCTGTTTCGGTTGACTAAATTCATTAATTTTCATTTTTCTTCCTCAAAGACTTTGTAAATCTAGCTTGATCTTTACTTTTGATTGCACTCAAAAGCTTCTTTTCAAGAAGTTCAGCCTTATCAGAAGGATATTGTTTCTGCATCAATTCAATTAAATTGATAGCACTAGTAATAATATTTGATGCACGAGATTCAATGATGTGGTTCATGTCTCTTGTGTCACCAAAAGACTGTAATTCCTCAAGCAGGCTTTTAGTTTTCTTTTGCATAGTAAGTAAGGATCCTATATTGTATTTATTCAACCTTTAGTTTTTCTTGAGAGAACTTAATAATGATTTTAACTTTGCTCCTTCAACATTTGATACTACTTTAGCTTCTGTAATCGGTAAATTATTAACTGTTTCGCTTACTGAACTTGTTGTTTTAATCTGACTTAGTAGCTGGTTAGGTGTGTGCGTGTGTGTTCTGCCTTCTTCCGGATCCTCATCTGTAATACGCATTGTTTCAATATTATATTCAAGGTCAATCTTTTGACCAACACCTGTAGAACTACGAGACTTCATACACTGAATCTGATACTTACCTCGTTCACGCATTGAACGTGACGTAAAAATACCGAACACATAGTCAGCAGTATTAATCTTACTAATACCACCTGCAATGTGAGAGTGATCGAATTCGATTTCTTCAACAGCCGAACGATTCAACTGTGATGCAGTGATGAGAAGAACACCGAGTTCCTTCGCTAGATTGCGAAGTTCTTCTGACACATATTTGTCCTTGATGAACTGGTCGTTTGGATTGACCTTAACACTGACCGGCATAACAAGGTCAAGATAGTCAATCATTACGAAATCAACTTTGATACCAGTCTGAATCTGAACTTCTTTGATATAAGCACGAATTGCATTGACATTGCTTTGTGCTGGCAAACCCTTAACACGATACTTGCCCATCTTTTTACCAGCCATCTTGACCTTTAGTTCAGCATCATCTAGATTTTTACGAATGTCTCTTGTACTCATGTTGGTCAACATAGCATCAGTGCGAAGTGAAGTCAATTCTTCACTAAGTTCTAGAGTAATATATACTCCACTCAAACCTTGCTGTAGCCAGTTAAGTGCAATGTTCATCATGACGAGTGACTTACCAGAACCAGAGCCACCTGCGAAGATATTAAGTTCGCCGCGACTCATTCCACCATACATGACTCTATCAAGCTGTGGCCAACCAGTAGACACCTGACCACCTGCATTAAAATACTTGTTAAGACGATCCTTAGGGTCAGCAAAGTAGTCTGTACCCATGTCTCGCTGTAGACTGATTTGAACTGCGTCCTTAATCAATTGTTCAACCGGATCAAACTCGCCCTTTTCAAGCAAGTCTGCTGCTTTAAGAATTGCTCTTTCAAGTTCTTGTCTTTTAGTAAATGATTCAAATTCTTCTAAGAACCACTCATAGTGACCATCAGTCAAGTCTTGAATAGGTTCGATTGATTCGCCGGTTGTTGCCTTAATCTGTGTAGCATCAGGCATAATGCTATACTTAGTAGTATGCTCTACTATGAATTCAGCAACCGAACGTAATCTGCGATCAAAGTTTTCTGAATTCATAATGTTCATAACACGAGTATATAACTCAGCGTTAGTAACCATCATTCGTAGAAAAAGTTCTTGAACATCGGTGTTATATTCTTTTAGCAATTTTATTCCTCTGCATTTCAATCTTAATTTTGCTGTTTGTTGCGCTTTGCAAGATACTTAGTAGGGTAGGAAGCTTGCCATACTTTAATACAGCATCATTGGCATCCTTTACGTCTTTGTCCCAATTAGGAAGACTAACATGAAAGCCTAATTCTAACGCCCTCTCACAGATAGTAAGCCCTGTCTTATCTTGATCGGGAACTATGATGATTTTCTTGCGCAAACGTTTCAGAACAGTAGCCTGTTCTTCACTGATAGTGTCGTGTCCCAATGCACAGCCCTTCAAGCTTATTGCATCAAGCACACCTTCAAACACTAGGCATACTTCATACTCTGGCTTCTGCTGATCATACCCAAAGACATAACCTGTCTGCTGATTTTTAATATACTTAGGAATTCTATTATCAGTGAACCTGCTAATGTATCCTACATTTTTATTGTTAAAAGTATATGGAATAATAATACGATTTCGGTTTCTTGCCTGTTCATTTGGGGTAACCATAAACGAGAAATCATCAACAGCTAGGCCCCTTTTAGTTAAGTATTCAATATACTTTTCATGATTAGGGTTGTTTGGATCAATCAGTTCTGCATCATTAGGGAGTTTTACTTCATCAAACTTAATTTTCCATTTGGGTTTTGAATCTGCTACCATGTCTAATAGACTTCTGTGACGCAGACTTTCAAAGCTCCATTTGTTGATTTGTTCTTCTGGGATGCCGCACCAACTTAATAGTTGTCTAACTTTAGCTGCAAGAGGTTGACCCAATACAAATCTAGTAGAAAAGTTACAGTTGAAACAGTGATATGTCCAATCGTCATCGCTATCAAATACGATGCCACCGCGACCTCTATCGTCCCGCCTATGCCCATTATGATGACAACAAACCGCGTCAAAGCTGTGCCATCCTTTAGAGGCAGCTTTCTTTTTCCCCGGAATAATTGTCAGGATATCAAACATTAATTGAATATAGCACTAAAGTAGTTAACGTGCAAGTATATTGGTTACCGCGCCCGAATTACTAGAGAATTCCATTTTAACATATGGGTGGAATCCGGTAATAGTATAGCCTTTTGTATCTGAAACATTAGCTAAATCCGTATCATTGACAATATCATACCAATCACCGTCAACAATAGAAGAACCCTGAATAGTTACATTGCCGTAAAATTCTTCATACTTTGTTTGAATAGTTAATATTGGATTATCTTGTGTATTGATTACGCTTGTATAATACACCATGTTTGAGTTACCTGAACTATTACTGATGTTAGGGAAAGGCTGTCCAGTTGGAATAGTAACTATCTCAGAAGGAACGAAGGAAGGAAGGATAGAGTTGACAATGTTCATGTCTCCTCTTGCTCCTGCATTCTGGTCTACGAATACTGGAAAGTCAAATGTACCTTCAGGAATTTCTAAGGTGTAATATGCTTTCTGTGCAGGAATATCTTCAATCTCTGCTGCGTTCAATCTAAGCGAAGCAATGCCGGTTAGTGCAAAATCTAAATCTAATGCTTTTCTAACAAGGACTTCGGTGCCGTCATAATTCAAGATTCGGCACGTGATGCTTTTTCCAGTAATATCTACTGGCTTCTGTTCCTGATTCAAGAACTGAAATTGAATTCTGTTGTCAACGCCCTTGTGCAGGGTTAATGGTTTAGCGTATACTGGCATATATTTTCTCGGTGAATTTCCTGTAAGAAGAACTACAATTTGTCGCTGGACATATATAAAAACGGAAGTGGCGTACACAAATTTATCTCCTTGACAAGTATTTATTACTAAAATAAATAGTTTGGGTAAAATGGTGTAAATAGAGCATAGATTATGAACGAAGATTTTTTCAACAAACTTAGCGAGAACCACCCTTTCATCACTATATGTTCCTACAGTAGTCAGGATTATGTAGGGATAATCCAAAATAGGGATGATAATGTTACTACGCTATATGACTACGGATCTATTGTTTCACCTGAACTGAGAACAAGGTTTTTAGAATTAGGTGATGTATGGTGGTGGGAGTCAAATAGATCTATTCCTATCAATATTTTTTTAAAAGAGGAATGGCTAATCTTCAAGCCCTACATCAAAACATTCAACAATAAAGGTCTAGTAATCGTTCATGGTCCTGTTGTCTGTATGACAGACTTTACGAAGAAAAGAGCAAAGCGTAGAAGCATTACGCTCGTTAAGCGGATGCCCTAACTCTTACAAATATTCCTCAGGGAATAATGTTATTGAAGAACATTTAATAAATCTTCCATTACTATCACGCATAATAATTTCAATTTCATGCGTCTCATCATCAAGATTTACTTGAGCAGACCGATCTTCCCCGAACACCTCTTTAAGGTCATCCATAATCTTATCGCATAGCTCTTGAGAAATAGAATGAGTTATGTATTTCCCGATAATATTCTTTATCTTTTTACCAGTCTCATGGTCAGTGATACTTCCCATTGTTACGTTTGTGTCAAATGTTGACATTATGAATCCTTTCTACTCAATTTCTTTAATTCTTTTTTGCGCTTATCCTTAGCCATCTTAAATGACAAGTCTCCTACTCTTTGATTGAATGTAACTCCAATCAAGTGATCATATTCATGTAGGAATACACGACTTTCTAATCCAGTCAATTCACGCTCAACTAATTCGCCTGATGCAGTATAATATTGCACAACACACTTTGTAGGACGTTTTACCCTCATGAACAAATTAGGGAAGCTCAAACAGCCCTCAATATCATTTGCACGATCCTCAGACAATGATACAATCTTAGGATTGATGCAAGCCACAAGCTTAGTGAAGTTACCCATGATAAAAATGCGCTTCTTAATACCTAGCTGAGGCGCAGCAAGACCTACGCCACCATTGTCCGCCATGAACTTTGACATAGCTCTGACAAGTTCTTCGGGGCTTCCGTCAATTCTAAAGTCCCATTCTTCTGAGACTTCAAGTAACTGAGAATGATTTTCTTCAAGCAGTGCTAAGTTCATAGTTGTACTCCATATTCTTTCAAAATCTCAATATAGTAATCTTCGCCCTTATGAACATGATCAACAAAGTGGTCAGGCGCTTCGTCATTAGCCATATCGCTGATATATTTGTGACAAATGAATTCTACTCCTGCAACTTGACACGCTTTAGCAATAGCAAATGCTTCCATATCAACTAGGTCAGCGTTGATATTATAAGTGTCAGTAACAAAGTTGTCACCTGTACTCAGTACACATCCATCGTCACTGATCACGATAGGAGCATGTAATACTTCTGCTTGAGGCCCAACAATGCAGCCGCCTAGGATAACATCACGCTGGGTAAAAGTAGTACATTTATAAATGCCACCGTGATCCGTAGTGATGCCACCGGCAGTACCGAAGTTGAATACTCTCTTGGGCTTATATCGTTCAATAAGAGTAGCGGCAACAATTGCAGCGTTGACTTTGCCTACGCCGGTGTAGAATACATTGCTCTTACCCACAAGTGAGGGAGCTTCTTCGGGCATTGCTAATAAAATAATATCATTCATGCAAAAATTCCATATACTAATACAGCAAGAATAAAGACGTTGCAAGTCAATAGTGCGCGGTCACGTTCTACGTAAGAAGCATACGCCCACATTGCGGTTCCCATGAACCCAACGATCATGTCTTCTGTGTGGTAACCAAACGCCCTAAGAATTGTTGCTACAATTACGCCTGTGGTACCTAACCATTTAATCAGATTCATATGATACAAGTGATAAAACTGTTGCACCTGTTTCACGAATCTTGTTGCTCCCGTTGAGATACGTGAGGTCAATAACGCTTGCATAAAAAATATCCTCCGGCCTTACGCCAATTCTGCTTAATAGTTGAATGGTTGCTAGTGCTGTCCCGCCGGTAGCATTAACGTCATCAATTATACCAACCTTAGTACCTTCACCAATGTCAGTATTACCTTTAATTTCTAGTGTACCGCTATCATATTCATACTCATATGACTGACTGATAATCGGGGGAGGCAATTTGCCCGGCTTGCGAATCATATGAAAAGGCAATTCAAGTTCAGCAGCAACAGGCGCGCCCCAAATGAACCCACGAGCATCCGGTGATGCAATACAATCTACGCCGCTGACCATCATAAACATCTTAAGACGATCTAATGCCCAACGAAAGTCGCCCGGCTTAGTTAGCACATTACTAAGGTCTTTGAAGTTTACGCCTTCTGTGGGCCAATTTGGAATTTCAATAATAGAGTTTTTAAGCATTTTGTTCCTTCAATAAATTCATATGCACAACAACTAATTGTGCGTAAGCGATAGCATGGCTTTTTTTGAAGCTATAGCCATCGTGATCTTTATCCCAAACAGTCTTTGCGACTTCTTTCCATGTTAAGCCCTGCAAATGTTTTTTAGCAGGACGCATTACAGCAAGAAACATCGCTAGCCTAGGAATACTATTAATTGGCTCAGGCATACGTTGCATAATATTGAACGAGTTGTTGAGGTGAATCAGTTGTTCCACTGTATTGCGATTCTTGAGCATAGACCAATTAGGTTCTTGCATCAGATTAACTAGATGCAATTCATCCTTGACATTCTCATACACATGGACGTTCAATAAGTCTAGTTTGAAATAGCCGCGTTCTTCTGCTTCGGTATAATCAATTGATGCCATATCATACGCAGGATCATACGGTATATCTGTAATGTAGACTCCGCTAGGATGTTTGCGTATAGGGTCAACATTGCGCATTGCCGCAGGAGTATGCGCAATCAACTTCAATAGTTGTTCACGGTCACCCAAATCAATGTCAATGTCGGAGTCAATTCTCATCGAATGTGAGTCATGCCTGCTTGAATAAGCTTCTGATAAGCCTTCTGCACAACAATAGCCTGACGCTCTGCATCTTCTACTGCTTTGTGACTTGTAACGTGTCCACCGTCTTTCAATGAGACTCCAGCAAGGTCATAGACAGTGCGACAATCACGCACATTCCAAAACTGCCAAGGATACTTCATGTCATGGTCACGGAATGCGCTTTCTGCAATCACGATATCAAAGCCGGATCCGTTAGACCAAACTTTGTCACCGCGATTCCAGCAGAACTGATAAAGTTTTTCCATTGCTTCCTTATAAGAGATACGGTCACGGTCGCCCATAGCTTCTTCGATAGCTTCGGGACTCTGTTCGCCCCACCAACGAAGCGTATCATCGCTGATAGTGCGATTGAAAATTTCAGTCTGTTCTTCCATAGTTGGACGAAGCTCAAGTTTCTCAATTACGCCGACACCGCGAGGGTCAAAACGCACAGCACCAATTGTAAGTATTACTGTGGAAACGTCGGTACTGAGTGTTTCCATATCGATCATAATATGATTAGCCATTAGAACTCCAAATGTTGTCTATCTTCTTTACATCT